GAAATGCCGATCCCCGCGTGCCCCGGGTTCCTGACCGTCACCGTGGTGTTGGCCCCGGCCGGGCTGACCATCCAGCCGTTGATCCAGCCGGCCCGCCCGCCCACCGTGGTGGTGGGGTTGAACAGCACCGCCTTCACGCCTTTTTCGTCACGCATGATCCGCCGCTGCTGGTGGATCCGCCCGATGTCTGGCACCGTGGCCAAGAACGCCGCCAGCCCCGCCCGGCATCCGGCCGAAGTCATCACAGCCATGTCGTCAGCCCTTCCGCGTGCGCGCCCGGGTCAGCGCCACGCCCAGATTCACGTTGCGCCGCTTGCCGGTCTTCGTCACCAAGGCGCCGGCCACTGCCTGCGCCATCGCCGTGAACATCTGATCGATCGTGGGCCGGGCCTTGCCCACGCCGGCTTCCACAAATTGGGTGCCTTCGATCCCGCGCCTGATGATGCCCTGCGCGATCGCCCATTTCGCGTTTGCCGCTTCGTCTGCTGACAGCCCCAGCTTGCGCTGCGCCCACAGCCCGATCGCGTCGATCCCCGCTCGGCTGATCGGCTGCCCGGGCCGGCGCCCCTGATCCATCACGATCGCATGCGGCAGGCTGCTGAACACTCGGCCTTCCACCCCGGACGCCACGTCCACGCCCAGCAGCTCGATCCCGCCGGTGCTGGTGGCCGGGTCCGCCATGAACGACTGCGCCAGCTGGCCGCTGTCCACCGGGGCTTCGTCGCTGACGCTGCCGGCCAAGAACTGCAGCGCCAGCTGCATCGTGTCCAGCGTCATCTGGTTGATCAGTTCCTTGGCATGCTCGGGCACCCACAGGGGCAGGTCTGGCAGCCGGACTTCGATCCCGGTGTCGCGCCGGCTGGCGCCCGTGATGCCGATCCCGCCGCCGCCGCGTTCGGTGAACGCCACAGCCTACCTGTTGCGCCGCTGGTGCCACAGGAACCCCAGCCCGCTGCCCGCCGACACGTCCAGATCCTTGATCGCGCTGGCGCCCCGCAGGTCCGCCTTGGCCGCCTTCCCCACCAGCAGCCCGTACTGCTCACGCAGTGACCGGGCCCGGGCCATGTACTGGTCCGACATGCTGCGCCGGTCCACCACGTCGTTGGGCAGTCCCGCGTTGCCGGTGTTCTGGGCCGCCTTGTTGGCCGCCAGCTGCAGAATCATGGCGCCGGCCAGCGTGGCCAAGGCCAGTTCGAACCCGTCAGGCACGCTGTTCACGCCGTGGGCCGTGTTCGTCGCCGGGGCATCCGCGCCCAGCCCCGCGTCCGCCACGTTGTCCGTGAACGGTCCGCCGTTCGTGGTCAGCGCCCCCACCAGCTTCAGGTTCCCGCCGCCGCCCGCCACGGTCCGATACACCCGCGCCCCGGTCACGCCCTGATCGGCCGCCGCCGCCGGAACGGTCACCACCACCTGCCCGTTGATCGACTTGTTCACCACCGTGGCGCTGGTGGCTGCGCTTGGCGTAGTTTCGCCTTGCGCCGTCACCCAAGTGTATGCCCAGCCGTGCGCCCCGTCGTCCACGTTACCGGCCGCTGCCGGCGCCGCCAGCGCCACAGCCGGCGCCGCCGCTGGGGCCGTCACGGTGTTGGGGCTTTCCGTCAGGGTGTGGGGGGACGTGAAGGCCAGCCGCACCGCTTCCGATGCCGCCGCCGATTCCTCCATCAGTTCCAGCACGATCTTGCCGCCCGGGTCACGCACCACCCGGTACGTGTTCGGGTCGATCGGTTCCGCCCCCTGCCGCGCAGTGGACCAGTTCCGCCAGAAGGCCAGCAGGCTGCTGAACCCGTCCAGCCACGCGTCCGGCCCCGTCAGACCAGCCAGCGCCCCGGTGCCGGCCAGCACCAGCCGGAACCCGCCCGCGCCCGCCGTGGTGTCCACCACGCGTTCGTTGGGCCGGTCCGTGGTGAAGGCGCCCAGCGCCTGCAGCACCGCCAGATTGTAGTCCGTGGGGTCCGTCAGCAGCAGCTGCACACCCAGCGGGCCATCCCCCGGGCCCGCGTCTTGCGCCATCTGCTTGCCGGCCGCCCGGACCGTGTAACGGCTGATCATGTGTTCGGCCTAAATGAAGACCTGACAGACCGCGCCCGCGCCGGTCAGTGTTACGTGCAGCTTCCCCTTGAATGCCACTTTCTGCTGGGGGGTGAAGTCGTCCGCGTCGTTGGCCAGCGCCGCCAGCCGCACCAGCACCGGCCCCGCCCCGTCCGTCTCACGAACGATCGCCGTGGCATTCGCTGCCGCCGCCACCAGCCTGACGCCGGCCAGTCCCTGCACGGTGTTGGCGTCCCCGGAGTCGAACACGTCACCGGTGGCTGACACTTCGAACGGCCGAAGGTGTGGTCCGTACATCGATCCTGCCCCTTCCCTTTCCGACAAACGAAAACGGGGGGCCGGCCGGCCGTTTGCAGCCCGCTGGCCCCCCGAAGGACTCCCCGGCCGGGTGGTTAGTCGCCCAGCGGGACGTAATCGATCTGCAGGTCCGCGCCCTGCCACGTCGGGCTGGTGCCGCCGGTCACCGCCGTGACGATCGACAGCACCGCGTCCTTGGCCACCGCGTCACCGGCCGCCGCGATCGCCGTGTCTTCCTTGTCCACCGGGGTGCCGGCCACGATGGCTTCCACGTCGAACGGGGCCACCAGCACCGTGGTGCCGTTGGCCTGCACGTCCAGCGTGGCCGCGCCCGGCGGGAACGTGCCGCCCTTGGCCGACACGTTCAGGTGGATGCCCACGATCTTGCCCTTCTCGGGCATCTGGATCTTGCGCGTCAGCGCCGTGTACGCGATCAGCCCCATGCCGTGCAGGTTCATGATCAGGGACTTCACCTGACCACCACCGCCAGCCTTCACCGCGAGAGAGTACGCCGGTCGTGCCATGTGCGTGCCGTCCTTCCGAAAGTCGAATCTGAGGGGTGGAACTGGGGGCCCGCTTGCGCGTCAGCCCCCAGCCCCGTTTACACCGCCGCCGCGTCCCGCGTCTTACGGGACGATGCCGGCCGCGAACCCGCGATAGTCGAGCACCGCGCCGCCGTAGATGTGGCGGATTTTGTACGTCAGCTTGTCGTTGCTGAACATGCTGCCCTGATTGGGCATGTCCTGCACGAACAGTTCGGGGTCTTCGCGCCCGTTCAGGAACCCGACTTCGATCATGGGGGTCTGGTCGATCGACGCCGTGATCCAGTAGTCGTTGGCGTCCGCCCAGTAGTCCACCACCCGCGCTTCGATCCCGATCTTGTTGACGAAGTTCGGGGCGGACGGTTCGGCCGTGGTGACCACGCCGGCATCGTTGATCGCCTTGGTGGCCGCCGTCAGCTGGAAGGCCAGTTCTTCCAGATCCGTGGGCACCCACAGGTAGCGCGCCGACAGCCCCAGCCGCTTGCCGTTGCTCATGTCGGTCTGCTTCTTCATCCGGTTGCGCAGCGCCACGATGTTGGCGGACGACAGCGCCGTGGTCACCAGATTGTTGCCGTGGCCGACCGCCGCCAGCGCCGTGGCGTCGTACACCGCCGCGTTCGTGCGCAGGAAGTCGAACACGAATTCGTACAGCGTCTGCGCCGCAGCCCGGGCCATCTTCGACGGAATGCGCCGAATGACGCCCACGTCATCGTTGGCGATCATTTCGATCGTGATTTCCTCGGTGCCGCCGCGCTTCGTCGCCGCGTAGGTGGCTTCTTCGTCGGTGGGGCTGGTCATCGCGGGGTACGGGGCACCCTGCGACACGCTGGAAAGGTTGGCGTACGCCCCCATCCGCATGCGCCGCTGCGTCCGGAAGTCCGACACCGGGACGACATCCGCGATCGTGCCGCGCCACATCGCCTGACTGGCCTGCTGGTACTCGGCCACCATGCGCCGGGTGATGCTGTCGCCCAGAATCTGATCGAACGAAGTCGAGTCCAGCGATTCCGACAGCCGCACGGCTTCGGACTTCTGGCCGGTGACGTTGGCGTCTCCGGTGATGTCCACGTACAGCTGCTTGAACGAACGGACGCCCTGACCGGCCGCCACCACCCGGAACTTGGGCACCTTGGTGCCATCGTGGCCCTCGGTGAACCCGTCCGCCTTGACGCCGAAGAAGTCGTCCAGCGCCTTGCTGACCTTATCGCGCCGACCTTCCATGACTTCGATCCGCCCCTTCTGGCTGGCAGCGGGCACGATCACCTTGGCTTCGGCCAGCCGGCCGTACAGTTCGACCTGACGCCCGATCGCGCCGGTGATCGATTCCTTGGTGGGCAGCGCCGCCAGCGTGCGCGCCCCGTCGATCCGGGCCGCCTGCTCGCCGCGCACGAAGTCCTTGACCGGATCCGGCAGGCTGCAGCCCGCCAGCTGCGCTTCCAGATACGACTGCAGGCCGTCGCGCCGCACTTCGATCAGGGCTTCCAGCGTGACCGCTTCGCTGACCGGCTGCACCGCTTCGGTGGCCGGCGCCGTGGTGGTGGCCGGGGCAGGCGCCGCCGGGGCCGCCGCCGGGGCCAGCTTCACGGCTTCCTGATAGATCGCCATGATCTGGACCTCGGTGGGGTTGGCCCCCAGCGATTCCAGCTTGGCGATCAGCGGCTGGTTGCCGCTGGTCTTGATGGCTTCGATCAGCTTCGTCAGCATCTGTTCATCCTCTGAAAGGGTTTGGGGCACCGTCGCACTCGCCACCAGCCGCAGCACCCGCCCCCCGGCCGCTGGGTTTGTCACCAGATCCACCGACTTCACCGATTCGATCCGGGTCACGTCGTAGAACGCGCCGCCGGCCGCCATCACCGTCACGGATTCCGCCATCACGTCGTGAGACAGACCGAACAGATCCGGCTTGCCTTCGTCCCACGCGTCCAGCAGTTCTTCCCTGACGCTGGGTTTCGTCACCACCATGGTGGCCGCCAGACCGAACACCGGCGCCGCCGCTTCCGTCGCTTCCGCTGCGCCGGCCTGCCGCATCAGCACCGGCTGCACGTCCTTCAGGAACCCCGCCACGTCCTTGGTGGACCGGCCGAACCGCCGTTCACCTTCTTGGTGGTCCAGATACACCCGGGCCCCTTCGTACATCGGCGCCGCTTCCTGCAGCACCTTGCGCCCGTAGTTGTTCCGGTTCTTGGACAGGCCTTCCTGAATGATCAGAACGCCCCACTTCTTGCCGCTCGGCTTCTTCGGGGCTTCGCCTTCCGTGACCGTGGCCGCGTCATCGTCCGCCAGCGGACCAAAGACCATCCCTTCACGGACGACAGCTTCACCGACCGCCACCGGCTGCATGCGCACCTGCACCGGTTCGCCCGCGTCCAGCATCACGGTGCCGTCCGCCGCCACGGTGTAGTTCATCCGCCACAGCTTGCCGGCCTTGTTCACGATCACGTACGAATCGAAGACCAGTTCGGAATAGCAGTACGCGCCCGGTGCGCTGTCGAACCGTGCGCGCAGCGCCGCGTCCACCGCCCGCATGCGCTCATTCAGGCTCACGTCCGTGGCTTCGATCAGCCGGCCAGCCAGACCAGCCACCACCGATTCCACGAACCGCCGGATCTGCGTCATCGTCCCGCCCCTCGGCCAAGAAAATGGGCCGGCCCGCGTGAACCAGCCCACTGGTTCCCACGTTGCCGGCCCGGGTACTC